TTGATGTCCTGATAGACGAACGTACGCACTGCACTTGGCAGCGTCTCAACCCGACCAGAGTAGACGTAGAACTTATCAACCCCGATCCAATACACCACACCCGCTGCGGTTGCCATAGCGTTCTGTGACACGATAGAGATGTTATCCGCCAGCAGTGTGAAGCCCCAGACAAACGGTGGCCCGAGATACTGCATAGAATAGATAGCCGCGTCCGTCCAGATTAGGATTTCCTGACGAGTCTGCAACGCACCAATAATTTGTGAGCCGTGCGACAGGCGATAACTACCTGCTTGGTTCGTAGCTTGAGGCGTCCAGTCGGTGTAGCTTTCCTGCGCAGACCAGCGGATAAGCATCGGGTCAAGCGAAGATTCATTGTAATCATTGCACCCGAAGGCAATAACAATACGAGAAGAGTCTGATACAAGAATCTCGTTAATCACCGAAGGCACATCCGAAGTACCAGTCAGGCTAATACCCGATGTAGTCGCCGTAGCCACCGTACTCATGATATACGTACCTGCACCACCGGTACCTGTACCAAAAGCAGTGATGGTTGTGCCAAGCGGAATCCCGGCACCTGCCACCGTCATGCCGACATGGATGGAACCCGATGTAACAGAAACTACGGTCAGCGTAGCCGACGAGTTAATATCCGCAGTGCCTAAAAAAGAACCAATCAGGATTCCTCGTGTGCCAACGTCTGGCGCATTACCGGAACCGGGCGACCAATAGTAAAGACCACCCCCGCGTGGGTTGAACAACAAGTCCTGACCAAAGTTACTTTGGCTCCACAAGCGTAATTGCGTGCTGGTCGTCGTAGAAGCAGATTGCCCCCAGCCGTAGTAGCCAGAAGCGTCTTGCACAACCGAGTTATCTGGGTGAGGTGCCGCAGTTGTCCCGCTTGCGCCGCGTGTGCACCCTGTAAACGTCGTAGCACCTACGCCGGTATACGAGATTAGTTCAGTGCCGATGGCAATAATACCTGCGGGCGGGAACGTAGACGTAGAGTCAACCGTTATGGTGACGTTGTTTGCAGCAACAGGCTGGCCTATGGGGTAAAAAATTCGCGCATTAGCGCCACGGGTGATGCCGGTAAACGAAGTGCCTGTCGTGCCAGTGTACGTAATGATTTCCGACCCAATCACAATCGTGCCGGACGGCGAAGCAAAGCCTGTAGTTGATACAACATTAATTGTTGCGGTGCTGGTCGCCGAAGTTATAGCGGAAGTGAGCGTTGTATCCACCGTGCCGGAGGCCATATTTATCTGCGTAATCGCAGGGCCAGTAGTCACACCACCCCAAAGACCCGCACCCCAACCAACCTGTGCTGTACCTGATACTGTGCCGTTATTTAGCTGATACGCTGCTGTTACTGTGCCACCACCTGTAGCTGCTGAAGATGCGTTAAAAGCCGCTGTGATGGTGTAGGTGTTCGTATCAACGTACGAAATGACGTACTCGCCGTTTAAATCTAGTCCGCCCACAACCGACGCACCGGAGAAGGTTACGTAATCCCCGGTAATAGCGCCATGATCAGGATCAGTTACAACAACGATATTCGCTGTGCCTGTCGTGATATTGGTAGTGAAAGGGTTGGTTAGCACCACAGTGCTGCGGATTGGCGTGATGTCGTAGTAAACACCACCGTACTCGATGTAGAACTTGCGCTCGGTACCCACGCCCATCAAGTTAAAGAACTTCAGCGTGATCCAGTTCCACAGCGAGCGGCATGTGCCGATAAATGTCGAGGAAGACAGCCGAGTCCAGCCGCCGATCTTTTCAGGGTATCCAGATTTAAAACGCACTTTGTCGCAGTCATACCAACCGCCCTCGTTAGCAAGTGTGGTGCCTTCGCGGTTTACGCCCGGACGATACTGTAGTTTCTGTAATGGCATTTATTTCACCGGTTGCCTGACGGCGTTGTATTGTTTGACGCACTGGTCGAGGGCTGCTTGGAGACGGGCTGCGTCGGCAGCGTACCCTGCAAGAAACTCTCCATCTCCTTTTGCCAGTTCCGCACCGGAGGCTCCACTGCAAGCTCGGGCGGTACCGGAGGCGGTACCATTTTGGGTGGGGCGCTCCTGCCTGTCGCGCAAGCTGTTAGTAAGAGCGGTAGCACGAGCATTAATGTCTCTGATCTGCGCATCCTTTTCCCTCCGCAGCTTGTCTGCCGCCTGTTGCATTTCCTGCTCACGTTGCCGTGCTTCTTCTTGCGCCTTGGCGTAGGCGGCGTACTGCTCAGCCTTCTCTTTATCCCACGCCTGCTGCACCTCGGCTCTGCCCGCAGAATTGCCTTTATAATACCCGCCCCCAGTCGCTGCGCCAACAGCTAACACAAAGCCGAGTATTACCCACGGATTCATTTTGGCGGTACCTTCGTGCCGTCGAGCTTCTTGTGAATCTTGACCTCTTTGCAGACCTGCACCTCTTTACCCTTGTTGTCCTTCTGCTTGTTGCAGACCTTCTTGGTCTCAGCAGCATGAATTTGGAAAGCCAAGACAGCACTTAGTAAAACAGTAATAGCCATACGAGCGTAGATAAACATTATGAAATCTCCGGGTGTGGGGGTTGCACGGGTGCTGGTTTACCGCCGTAACCTGTGGCTACTGACGGCGCTGAACTAATAGGATCAATGGTTGGCTCCATACGCACGGGTGCCTTGGGCGTTGGTGTTGGCTTATCGTCCCGCTCTTCCTTGGTGGATAGTCCGGGTGGCACAAACTGCTGGAGTGCGTCTTTGCCTTTAACAGCAAGCAGGGTTGCCAATGAGCCAAGAATATATTTGCTCATGTCTGACAGGATTAGGAAGAACTGCTTGTCCGCCGGAGCCATCCCGCTCATCGGTTGCTCGACGAATACGACTGAATACAAGCTCACGCCCACCATGATGATCACGACGCAGCAGAACGTAATAGCGATAAAGAACTTAATTACTGCATCGTGCTGCTCCTGCGTCATTGCAAGGAACTGACTTATTAGCTTTAGCGGGTTCATTGGGTTCCTCTTTCATCACTTCCGGTTTCAACAACTGATCCGGGCAGGTTCCTGTTACAGCACATTGTGGGCGTTGGCATCTTGGTTTGTCCCAGTTTTCTGGGTTCTGACAAAAGTACCGAACCCGCTCACACCCACTAAGCCAAACGACTGCCAGTATCAAGCATAGCCAACGCAATTTCATAGTGATGCTCCCTATCTGCCAATCCAATATAGCCGCCGTTAATTGCACGGGTTAAGCCCTTGAAGTCGTTGCTATCGACAAACCGGTTCAGTTTGTTCGTCTCCCAGAACCAGCAAGCACTCTGGGCTGCACCCTCGAAGGTCTCAAGGTATTCCGATGCCTGCTCTGGCGTTAGGTCAAGTGACGCGCCAAACCAAAAATAGTTGTCTTTGCCGGTGAGTTGGAGGATGCCGCGCCCGCGAAACTTGAACCCCTCGGCACTCGCCTCGTCCCCATTACCCATCCGGCTTGCGTATACACGGCTGGCAATCTTCTTCGGGTTGCGCTCGTACTGCTTGGCAAGGTCAAGGGTTGGAAAGTACTTCGGGAAGACGCGCATGAGACCCGACGCGCTGTAGTTCAGGTTCTCGGTGACAAACACGAAGCCGCCCGACTCATGACCACATTGCGCTAGGAACGCGGCAACGCGCTTCGGGGTGTTGATCTGGTATTCATCTAGCAGAGACTTGCCACCGAACTCCGTCTGCGGGCCAAACAGCGTGTCATACCACTGCTGTGCATACTTAGTGTGCGGGGCAAACTTCTTGAATTGGGCAAGTGTGATCATCTGTCGTACATCCTTTCAACCTGAATCTCGCGCCGTAGTTCCCGCATCTTCCTAACCTCATGCACCGCCGCTTGGGTCGCAAAGTACATGTCGTAGTACATAAAAGCTAAGATCGGCATCACGATAAAGAACATCAGCACCACAGTCAGCACTACAACAATCAATGACCAAGGGACGTTCTCATCATCGCGCTTCTTGTCGTCAGCCACATTATTCCCACCGCCCATATAACTACGAACACCACTGCCGAAACCCACATTGCCTTTGCCCTGATTTCCGCTATTCTTTTTCTGCGTCGCCATGATGCTATCTGTGCCAGTCTAAGTTCCTCTGCGTGGGCTATCTCCTGTTCGGCAACAATCTTCTGTCGCATCTCATCAAACTTACCCCACAGCGCACCCAACTCCGGCGGGGCTTTGTACACCATCATTTCTCTGACTTCTGCCCATATAGCATCTAGTCTTGAGTTGATCAGTATCCGCCGCAACGCCCGCTTACCTATACTCTCTTCACCCTTGTAGACTTGCTTGGCTTCGATCTGCTCCTTTAAGAACAACTTGCTGATCTCGTCATGCGCATCCATCAACACGCCTAACTGATTGCCGATGTCGGTGAATACGTCGTTCGGGTCAGCCTTGGCTATGTGTTGAACTCGTTCAACCTCCGCCAGATATTGTTGCTTTTGGGTTGTTGTCGGATTGGTTAGGTTGTCGTATTGTGCCTTTAAGTCTTTCAGTACGTCGCTTACATCCCCCGCTGCGCCTTTGATGTCCTTGTAAAGTTTGCATCCAGCCTTGACCGCAGCAACAGCGGCGTTAGCAGCAGCGAGTAGGGTTAGCGGGTCCACATGGGGTTAGTAAAACTCTTCGATGATAACGATGCCGGGTGCGCCTGTTCCGCCCGGCGATGCTGGAATAGGGGTTGCAGGAGCACCAGCATTGTTTGAGCCTCCACCACCCCCGCCATAGTTACCTCCGGGTATGCCGACAACTCGTGAAGCGGGGGAGGCAATACTCGGTGCGCCACCACCAAAAATAGAGTTTCCGCCAAACCCAGCCTGTTGAGAAACGTATGCCCCACCGCCCCCACCAGTAAAATTTACTGACCCACCTGATCCCGCACCTCCAGCGCCGCCAGATACAGGATAGTTAGCGTTGGTGCCAGCAGTTCCCGCAGTCGCACTTACTGTAGCTGTTGGCGAAAATGGTGTCGCAGTACCCCACGGACCAAAGCTGTTTGTGCCGGGGCCAG